TGGGAGGACCCGTTCCCCGGTGCCGTCTCCTTGATGGACATCGACATCGCCAAAGAAGAGTGGGGCGTGGGCACGCCCAGTTGGGACTCGATTATCGAGGGCAGCTTCCCCACCGCCGGTGACCGTGCGCTGGTCTCACTGGCGTGGGTGGACGCCGCTCGCCTGGGTGCCGCCGACAAGCCCAACAACACGATGCCGGGACGACTGTCTATCCCCGACGGCAAGTGGGCCGGTCTCGACATTGCCCGCTTTGGTGACGACCGTTCGGTGCTCGTGAAGATGGACGGCAAGAAGATCGTAAGCATCGAGAGTTGGAAGGGTATGGAACTTTCCTTCACTGCCGGGCGCGCCGCCCAGGCGATCATGGAGGGCTACATCGTCAACCTTGACGAAGGCGGCCTGGGTGCGGGTATCACCTCTCACCTCACGCAGGCTGGTTTCAGCAATGGCCGGGACTTCCGAGCCAACAACGCCGGTGGTGCTGCCGATGACCCCAAACGGTTTATGCGTATGCGCGACCAGCTGTGGTGCGACACGGCTGACTTCTTCCGTGCTGGCGTCATTGACCTATCCGAGTTGCCCGAGGACCAGTTCCGCGCACTCAAAGCAGAGCTGACTGCTGTCGAGTTGTTGGACCCGGGCCCGCGTGGTCAGCGACGCGTCGAAAGCAAGAAGGACACCAAGCAGCGCTTGCGTCGTTCGCCTGACATCGCGGACGCCTTCAACCTCGCGCTGTGGCGCCCACGCCTCAGCACTCCACCAATCATCGTCAAGCACAACAAGTCATCGGCAATCATGGCCGGCTCGATGACCGAGATTTACTAACACTGGCCCGGCGACACGAAAGGCGCACAGTAGCAACTATGTCTGAAGAGATCTTCTTTGAGGCCGACACGCTCGGCAACGCCGCCGACTTCACTGTCGAGACCGGCTACGCCTCCGGTACTTACCCCTACGGCGGCAAGAACCTCTTTCCCTGGGACATCTCGGAACTCAACCCGATCCTGTCGTGGCCGGGCAACACTCGCATCTACGCCCAGATGCGCCACGACTCGCAGATCTCGGCGGCCACTCGCGCCATTCACTCCACCATTCGCAAGGTGGACTTTCGCATTGACCCAGCTGGTGCCGACATGGAGTTTGTCCAGGCTCTTGCCAATGACCTCGGTCTGCCAATCATCGGTTCGGAGCAGTCCAATACCCCCGAGGCCGCGACCGTTCCCTTCCGCCGCCACTTGGCCGAAGCCTTAGAAGTCACCACCTATGGCCACATGCCGTTCGAGATCACCGTGACGGTGGACGGGCCCATCGTTCGTCTTGCTCACCTCAACGTCCGTCACCCGCAGACAATCACGCGAATCATTGCTGACGCCCAGGGCAACATCTCTGAGGTCTGGCAGGCCGGTGTCGATGTTCTGCCCGGTGCTCGCCTGTGCTGGTACCGCGTTGGTGGTCTTGGTGCCACCCCGCAAGGCGTGTCCCTTCTTCGCTCGGCCTACCGTGCCTGGACTTCGCGAGACAAGTTAGAGCGCGTCTTGCTCGTCTCTGCAGAGCGCAACGGTTTGGGTATGCCAATTGCCGAAATGAACGGCGAGGCCACCAAGGACGAAATGGAGGCCGCCGCCCAGATCGCCGAGAGCGTGCGTGCCGGTGAGTTCGCGGGTGTCGCCATCAAGAACGGCACCCTGCGCTTCCGTGGTGTCGAAGGAACCACCCACGACACCTTGGCCGATATCAAGTACCAGAACGGCCAGATTGCCAAGTCAATGCTCGAAATGTTCTTGGAGCTCGGCACCGCTTCTACTGGATCTCACGCCCTAGGCGAAGTTCAGATCGACCTCTTCCGTGACAGCTGCCAGGCACTCGCCAACGACCTCGCCGAGCAGTTCACCGACCAGGTGATCCGTCGCCTGGCTGAGTGGACCTACGGCGCAGGCGCCAAAGTGCCTCGCCTTGTTGCTGGCCAGATTGGCACTGACGAGAACCTGGCCCCCGCCATGCTCTCAATGTTCGTCCAGTCCGGTGTCGTCACGGCGGACACTGGCCTCGAGGTCCACATTCGCCAGCAGTACGGCTTGCCGGAGATGGACAGCGACACCGAGCACGTCATTCCCAACTCGGGCATGTCGGTCAAGACACTTCACGCTCCACCCGTCCAGGCTGACCAGCCCGGCGCCCCCAACTTCTAGACAAGGAACACCAATGGCACTTTTTGAGTTTGATATGAACGGCCTCACCGGCACCCCGATCAGCAGCATCACTGCGTCGGTCGGCTCGACCATCACCCTGCCCAACCCGGCCCCCGCCACCTACCCCAGCGGCTTTATCTTCGGGGGTTGGACCATCTCGGGCATGGGCTACGCCGCCTACGCCCCTGGTTCTTCCGTCAAGGTGCCCACTGACGGCACCTTCGTGGTCACCGCCAACTTCGCCCCCGTTAGCAGCAAGGTGATCACCGCCTACTCAAACCTGGGTGATGGCAGCGCCTTTGTCTCGTGGATCCCCGTCGGCCAGCCCCTGACCATTCCCACCAACTACTGGCACCCCTCGGACAAGAGCTTCGTTGTGTGGAACACTGCCGCCGACGGCAGCGGCACCGCCTACGCACCGCTCGAAACGCCAAGCATTTCTGGTTCGTCTTTGAGTATCTACGCCCAGTGGCAGGTCAATGCTGACGTCACCGTCACTTTTGACCCCAACGGCGGAACCGGTGTCATGGCCCCGCAGACCTCGAACACCATCACCAACTTGACCCCCAACACTTTCACCCGCACCGGCTACACCTTCGTTGGTTGGAGTTCGCTGCCCGACGGCACTGGCTTCTTCTTGCCCGACACCACTAGCTGGTTCTTCATGGGTGCCCCCAGCTTGACCGTCTACGCCCAGTGGGAAGCCACATCGGCAACGAGCCGATTCATCTCGCCGAACGCCATGACCAGCGGCCACGGCTCAGTCAGCGGAACCTTCCAGGCATACGTCGTGTCGGCACCTACTCAGGGCGCCAAGGTCGTGATGATCGTTCTCAACAACTTTGTGGACGATGGAGTACAGAACTTTGAGTTGCCCTTGGAGTTCGTCAGTTCCAGCGTGATGACCGACTTCAATTGGTATGCCGTCGCGTCGACTAACGGTTTCGTGGGCGCTCCCTACATCTTCGAGAAGTACGCCAACTTCTACAACGCAACCTCACCGACTACCGCGAACTTCCTCGTCGTCGGTATCTAAGAAAGGACCAACCATGGCACTGACAATGAAGACCATCCCCGGCGTAGAGCTCGCCAAGACCGGCACCTGGAACGGCTCTGCCGGAACCTTCGAACTGACTGAGCACGACTTCGATGAAGCCATTGCCGCCATCGAAAACGGCGAGGTCCGTCGCCCCATCGTAAAGCTCGGCCACAAGGGCGGGGTTCTCACGAGTGACGACGCTCCAGCCATTGGCCGACTGATCAACGTGCGCAAAGAGACCGACGGCGAGGGCAACGCCACTTTGCTTGCCGACATGCAGGTCCCCTCGGGGGTCTATGACGTGTTGCCGGTTGCCTACCCGAGCCGCAGCATCGAGGGCTTCAAGAACTTCCGCTTTGACCCTGCTAGCCCCGTGCGCTCGTTCGCTTTGACCGGCCTGGCCCTGCTCGGCGACACTCCGCCCGCCATTCAGAACCTGAATGACCTTTCCCCGATCTTCGAGGCTCGCGGCGACATGGTGTTTGCTTCCAACGGTGCCGAGGTCGTCTCGGCCACCATCGATTCAGAGATCCACCTCAACCGCGCCGTGTCGGCGGCTGTCCAGCTGCCCGGCGATGTTCGTGACCAGTTCGCTGACAACCTTGCGATTCATAACCCGGGCTCTTACGCCTTCGTGTACGAGGTTTGGTCAGAGGACGGACAAAACTTTGCCATCGTTTCTTCCGACGATGGCGAGTTCTACCGTATTCCGTGGGCCGAAGAGGGCGACAGCGGCCTCATCACTTTTGGCGAGCCCGTGCGTGTTCACAGCGCCTGGGTCACCGACCCCGACAGTGCTTTAGACGACATGGCCGAGGGATACACCCCCGCCAGCCCCTTCATGCTGTCGAGCGGGGCCACACCCTTGCACATCGCGCCAGATGCCGCACAGTCAGTATCTATGAGCACTACCACCGACACTGAAGCCGTGGAAGTGACTGACGTCGACTTGACTGAGGACACTTCTGTGGACACCACCGAGACGACTGAAACCGTCTCAACCACTGACGCCGTTGAGGAAGTTGTCGCAGACGAAGTTGTGTCTGACGAGGACGCTGACGTCGTAGAGTTCGCCGCCGCCGCTGCCCAGGTCGCCGTTCTGGCCTCGCAGTTGCCCGCTGGCTTCCAGATCATTGCGTCAAGCAACCTTGCCGCCTTGGAGAACGCCGCCGTTGAGCTGGCCGCCGCCAAGGAACAGGCTCGCGTCGACGCGCGTGAGGCTTTCTTGTCTCACGCCTGCGAGGTAGAGGGCCGTTTCGCCCCTTCGCAGATCGAAAGTCTTCGCGTCTTGTTTGACGCGAACGAGGGGGCCTGTCGGGCCTTCGTATCAAAGTGTGCCGTTGGCACGCTGCCAACAACGGTGCTCGGTTCCGCTAAGGAATCGGACGCCACCATTTCAGTTGAAGAGACAGTCCGTCGCTTCAAGGCCGCCAAGTAAAGGAAACCCAAATGGCTGAACCCACCAACATTCACCCGGCTATCAGCTGGGACTACACCCAGGCGCCGCCTACTACGGACGTCGCTGACATCGTAGGTCTTCTGAACAGCACTCCTGCTATTCAGGCGATCCTCGGTGACTACCTTTCAGAGAACGTTCTGACCTACAAGCTGTACCAGAACCGCATCTCGACCACCAACAGCGCCTTCGCTGTCCAGACCGGTATCGCCCAGAAGGCTGTTGCCCTCGCCGGTGACACTCCGTTCGGCAACGTCGTTCCTGGTGGAGACTTCCCGCTTGCTGGAACTGGTGAGACGACCCCTTCGGTCTTCAACACCGTCAAGATCGCCGGTAAGTCCATCGTGACCTACGAAGACGTGCTTGCTTACAAGCGCTCTGCTGTTGACACCGCTCTTCGTCAGCTCACTAACCTGTACTCGGACACTGCCGACGCCGCCTCGGTCGCCGTCTTGACCGCCGCCATCAACCCGAGCACTCGTGGCGTCACCGCCGGTACCACCTTCGTTGGTGCTACTTCTGCTGACCAGGTTCTGGCTCCGATCATGACCGCCCGCGCCGCCATCAAGGACGCCCGTCTTGGCTTCAAGCCGAACGCCATCGTGATGAGCGAACTGAACGCTGCCTTGCTTGCTAGCTCGGCTCCGATCCAGACCCTCTTGGCTTTGAGCCGCGAGACCACCACTGTCACCGACAACGGTGCCTTGGGAAAGATTGCCGGCCTCGAAGTCATCACGGTTCCGACCGAGCTGACCATTGGCAACGCTTTTGAGCACGGTTCCCTCGTCGTTGACACCAACCTCCTTGGTGGCCTCGCTGAGCAGATCCCGCTTCGCGCCCAGTCGATCTTCAACCAGGCGAACATCTCGCCTTCCGAGAGCTGGGTCGTGAGCTTGGCTCACAACTTCCTGCCTTACGTGCAGAACCCACTCGCTGGTTGCTTCGTGACGGGAATCGCATAGTCATGGCAAAGGTCATCACTCTCGGTGTCTTCACCCACACCGCCGACGGTCGTGGCGTCTACCTGACCGCAGGTGACGACGTTCCGGCCCTCGCCAATGGTGAGGTGGAGCGCCTGACGGCCATCGGAGCCATCACTGTTGATGCTCCGGTCAAGCCGAGCAAGACCGCCTCGGCTGCCTCCGCCGAGTAGCGAAGCGCGCAAGACGCGCAAAGGAAATCCCCCCGGTTGTGGTTGGCCGGGGGGATTTCCCCTTTCTGGCCGCGAGTGCTTTTGCTCGCACAGTAAGAACTATGACCGCGCCCTACACCACGCCTGACATCGTTGCCAAGCTGCCCGCTACCGGATACACGCCGGTGACGAACTCCATCGTGGAAGTCCCCACCACCGCGAAGCTCATGATCGGGCTCGACGTGAGTGACCAGTTGGTCGGCATGGCCCTGCCCCAGAACTACAACGTGACCCTGACCTCGGCCAGCGGATCGCCAATCGAGATGGCCGAGCCCGCCGGACTGTCTTGGTACACCATCACCCAGGTTGTCGATGGCTCGTTGCTTACCGCCGAGCACGGATACACCCTCGCATTCCAATGGACCGACGAGAGCGGCCAAGGCTTCTTCATCGGCCACATCAAGATCCGCTGCCCCTTTTAGGAGATAGACATGAGCTACACCTGGTCCCCTAGCGTTGCCGACGTCGCGGCACTCGTGCCCAACCGCGCCCAAGACGCAAGCCGCACCTTCACTGACACCACCTACCCGAACGTCACCGCAGTAGAGGCCATCATCGCCAGCGTGTGCTCAGAGGTCGCCGCCTACGCCGGTGACCCTGACTCGCTCACCGTAGAGGTCTCCGACCCCCACACTCTCAACGCTCTCGAAACTTTGAGCGGGGCCGCCAAGCGTTGCGCCGCCTTCGGTGCTGCCGCCCAGATCGAACTGGCTTTCAGTGCCCAGGGGCCCAAGGACGGCGAGAAGCAGCCCGCCCTTATGACCACCTACAACGACAGCCTGACGCGCCTGCGCAAGGCCGTGGCTGAGTTCAACACGGGCCAGAGCGTTGGTGGTGCCAACGACATCATCGTCCCTATCGGCAACTTCCCCAAGCCCCAGACCTGGCTGGTTCCACCGGGCATGATCGAAGACCCCGAAACCCACACCTTCAAGGTGGACAGCTACTGGGGCCTTTCCTAATGGACGACCTTTCTACCTGGCCCGGAGAAACCGCGCTGTGGCCTGACGGCTACACACCTTCTATATATGGCGCTTCCTACGTTTCTGACGCCGTGACGGAGTTCTTTCGTGAGGCCGCCATTCCTGGACTTTGGTCTATCTACCCGGCTGAGCCGATCAACTGGGCTGACCCTGCCAACTTCTTTGGCCCAGGTGTGCCCTTCGGTGTGGGAGCCTATGTCGTGACTGGCAAGGAGCGCCAGGGCAAGGTGTATCAAGGCGAAGGCAAGCCGACACGCACCGTGACGCACGAGGTCACTGTGGTGGGCCTCTTCAAGAGCACGCTCAATGATTCGGGCGCAGTTGTTGCCTTTCAGCGACGCATTGAAGACGACATGAAAGATGCCGTGCGCAATAGCCCCAAGCTGGGAGGACGGGTCTGGGAGGCCGGCATCAAGTACTTGAATGCTGATCGCGACACCCCTCGCCGGGACGCATCGGACGACAACCACAACATCTGGTTCCGCATTGACTTCGAGGTCACTGTCTTTGCGACCCCAACGACGTGACCCTTGCCAACTGGGATACAGGCCGCACAGTAAGACCTATGACTGCTTCGTATGACTTCACTGAGCCCCGGTTCGTCCCCGGCGTCGGCCTCGTTGACCCTACTGCTGACACCAAGAAGAAGACGAAGGTCGCTGCCATCGAAGCGGATATTGCTGCTGAGCAAGCCGAGATAGCCGAAGTAGAAGAAACCCCCGAGACCCCAGGAGACGCTAACTAATGGCTCTTACCCCTACCGCTGGTTCAGTATCCGTACTTGGCATCGCCAAGGAAACTACTCCCGGCACCGCCGTTGCCCCGACCTACTTCTTACGTGTCTCGAAGATCGACAACCAGGACAAGACCACGCCGTTGATGGAAGACACCTTCCAGGGTGACTTCGCCAAGAACCACCAGGCCGTCCGTGGCACCGTGTCGAGCGAGATCAGCTTCACCGCCCCTGTCGCTCTCGACACCGTTGGCTTCGCCCTTGCCGGTATCCTCAACTACGGCCAGTACAGCGGCGGCACGAGCCCTGCCCCCAACACGCACCTCATCGCCCTGACCACCAACGCCCCGGCCACCTACACCATCACTGACTACTCCGGTGTGACCACCAAGGTGTACGCCGGTTGCGTGTTTAGCGACGTTGAGATTAGCGGCGCTGCCGACAAGCTCGTAGAAGTCACCGGCAAGTTGGTCGGCTACCCGAGCGCTACCGGTGCCGCCCCTGCTCCGAGCTGGACTACCGAACTCCCCGTCCAGACCTGGAACTCGACTTGCGTCGTGGGCAACAGTTCTGCCACCGCTGCCACGGTTTACGCCGAGGACTGGTCGGTCAGCTTCAAGCGCGATGTCAAGCCGATCTTCACCGCCAGTGGTTCCTACTCGCCTAGCTCGGTGTTCGGTTCGACCGTCGAAGTGACCGGCAAGTACACCGGTGTCGCCAACGGCACTGGCACTACCGAAATCGACAACTTCGTCAGCACTACTGCTCGCTACATCAAGATTGCCCTAAACAGCCCCGTCAGCACCTCGACCGAGGCCCTGTCCGTTGAGCTTCTCAATGCGGTTTACGAAGACGGCAAGATCGTCCGTGGCAACCCTGGTGACCCTGTGAAGTTCGACCTGTCGTTCCGCAGCATTGCTGCCCCGACCACTTTCGCTGACGCGGGCCTCAACAGCCCTGCCCAGATCACCCTGCTCAACGCCGTAGGAAACAACGTTCTCGGCTAACCCAACTAGGAGGCATCAATGAGCACCACCACCATCACCGTACCCTCGGGCAACACCGTCCAGGTCAAGGTTGTACTTGACATGACCGGTCGCGAGCGCAAGGCGTACCTGGACGACATGTATCTGTCGACCAAGGACGTCGAAAGCCGCTCGGCCGCACTTGACGACGACCTCGTTCAAAAGGTCGTGTTCCGTCACATCATTGCGGGCTGGTCATTCACCCAGGCTGACGGAACTGCCTTGCCTTTGCCGACGACTGACAATGACACGACCGAGGACCTGACGATTGGTGACCTCCGCTGCATCTGGGACGCCATCAAAGACGAGGTTGCTTACCTCTCGCCAACCTTCGAGCCAGCGGTTGAAGATAACCCAAAACTCGTGGCTACCACGGAGCCAGAGCTGCCGCTCGCTACGTCAAGTGGCACTCCGGAAGACACGACGACGGAAGCCGCTGCACCG